TTAATGATGAAAATCTTGCTCGTGATCTTCTTCTACTTTCGCTTTTCCTAGCGTATAAAATTTGCTGCCATTTAACCCGAGAATAAATAGTACAACCACTAGTAAAAGAATTGATAAAGATAACAATAAAGTCTGCAAGCCATCGCCATGTGCAACCATTAATTGCCGTAAAATTGCGGTTAAACAAATTAAAATCAAATAACGAATCGGAATATGGTGTCCTTCTTGAATATAGCGAAGAATCATCATAATAAACTCAAATAACATAAAGAATGAAATAATTTCTTGCATGATAACTGAAAAATTATCCGGCGTCATTGGCTTCATGAGATATGTAGCGAGGTCAACTAAATAACTAGCCATAAATACTAATAAGAAAACTCCTAAAATCCCTAACACAATATCCAAAATCAAATTCACGTACTTCTTTACTACACTAAAATTCTTCTGCATAATACCCTTCTTTCTTTTGACTCAATTATTTTATAACATGCTTGTTATTACATTAAATATATCATCAATTAACCTTGTCAGACAAGCAGTTAAACCCAATGTGAGATTTTTTTTATTTTGAGATGTTTCTTTATTTTCCGGCTAACCCTTTATGCAAGACAAAAAAAGCTGAATCCGGAGATTCAGCTTTTTAATCGTATTAGTTAGCTACTGGATAAACTGATACTTTAAAATTTAATTTTTCTAACAATCCCTAATTTTCTTCAACACTTATAAAATAGGGATTTGTATTAAATCCTATGTTCTGATAGTTTCTATATTTTCTTATAGTGTATGGTCAAAGTATGGTCATTTTTACCTATAAGAATAAAAAAATCTCAACATAATTTACCGTTGAAAAAATTCCTACCTCTAGTAATGAGAAGTAGGGATTTTCTTATTTCTTAATAATTCAATGTTTGACCAGGATAAATCAAGTTAGGATTTGCTAATCCATTTAATGCAGCTAAAGCTTGATAAGTAGTGCCAAGTTTTGCTGCAATACTAGATAAATTATCACCAAACTGGACTGTGTAAACATTACCTGTTGCCGATCCATTGACTTTCAAAACTTGACCAGGATAAATAAGATTTGGATTTGTCAATCCATTTAATGCCGTTAACGTTTGATAGTCTGTTCCGTATTGATAAGCAATACTTGATAATGTTTCGCCGTATTGTACCACATGAGTCGCTTCTGGTTGTTTATCAGGAACAGTTACCGCATCTGGCAATAATTCAATATCGCCTTTGCTGATCCACGACAAAATGCCTTCTAGCAATACTCTGCTCTCAGTTGCTTCTTGCACTTTGTAGCTGTTTCCTTTTACCCATTGCGGAATAGCTTCCCCAGTTGCCCAAGCATCTACATTAAATTTCACTTTGACGGTATCGCCAACTTTAACATCAGAATTAGGTATTTTTTCAATTTCTTCGCCTGCATCTGTTGCTGGCGTATCCGTTTCTGGTTTATTGGTATCTGTATAACCACTATCCGTAATTCCTGTTAAATCTACGTTACCATCTAAACCACCTGCAATATAAGCGGATGTGAATTGCCAAATACCAATACCATCCATGCTTGGGAAATAAGCATACAATGGATATGGTGACACACCATCGATAGGATACGCAGCAATCCATAAAGAGTTAGGAAACTCTTTGATGATTTGTTGATAGTTTACATGATTTAGTGTAAATGGCTTATAGCTGTAATACATTGGAGTATAGCCAGCCTGTTTGATTCTGCGCATACCGTACAAAATTGTCTCTGTATTTGCTGCTTTTTCGGCATCTGAACTTACATATCCTCCATATCCATCTGGAACACTAGCCAACGCTCCATGTTCAAAATCTAATGCAACGATGGAATTTTTAGGCGTTTGAATACGTGGCAAAAAGTAATCCATTGTTGTTTTCGCAATGTCCATGTTTCCCCAAGTGTCATACCAAATATAGGTATGCGCACGTTTACCTTGGGCAATAGCACTTGCTACTTGCGTTTTATATGTGTATTGTTCATAAATACCGCTAGCATTGTAGCCACCAATCTGGGCAATAGCGAATTTATCATGTGCATAGCCAAAACGACCTTGTTCGCCTTGATAAATCGCCCAATCCACACCTTGATCTCCTTTTGCAGCAAATACATTTAAAGGCATAAAAAATAGAGCGACAAGCGCTCCTACTAAAATTTTCTTTTTCATGTTTTCCTCCTAAATAAAAAGGCATAGCATCAAGCTATACCTTAGTTTAGTTTCTCGTTGATTTTTTCAACGGTAGTTTTAATTGATTCAACATCTTTTAATGAATCGGCTAATTTATCAATTGTTTTTTGATAATTTTGCTCACGATCATTATTTTGTTTCATAACCCAAAAAAGCAAACCTACGAATAACACTGCAAACGAAATTTGCTCTGGATTTGTTAATAATCCTTTGACAAACTCTTCCAACATACTCCCTACTTTCCAACAATTTCTTTCATTTCATCTTCTGTAATACATAGCGGCACAAATTCCATCACTTGTTCAGGAGTGAAACAACCCCAATCAAACATCATTTTGATATCATCAAAAGTAAATAACATTATTCAGCACCTCCTTCCAATTTTTCATTAATTTCCTTGATTTCTTTATCGTGGGCAGCAATCATAAGCATAGATTTTGCACTAATTTGCGCAAAACTATCTGCTTTCTTCGTTACTTCTGAAAGCTCTTTTTTTAAATTCATGTCATTAATCATAAGTTTTGAATTTAATTGTTTTAATTCCGCATTTTCGGCTTGTAATACCTCAATGTCGGTTGGTGGTGCTGGCTCTGGTTGTGGTGCATTTTCTGGATCATGAATCAATTGTGCGCCGTCATAACGCCAATTCATAAAATCAAAAGGTTCTTTTTTCACTTCAAGTTCAATTGTGTTAGGCTGTTCCATTGTAGAATAACCTTCCAAATAGCCAATTCTATTTTCAATCCAAATTTTCATAGCTAACTTTCTCCTTTCTTAAATTGCATACACCCGTGTCAATACAAAAGTTTTTGAAGCAGTATTATTATTTTTATGGCCTAAAATTTGCGTATTGCTTATATAAATATATTTGTTGTATTTTTCTCCATTCAATGTTTCTAAATGATGAACAACCGCACGACCTCCAAATTCCACTATATGCGTTTTTGGAACAAATACATAGTTCAAATCCCAATTGTCTCCTAGGCTTGTACTTGTGTTATATGGTTGATATAAAAATAACCAGCCAGAAAGACATTGATCCAATGGTAAACTCGGATTAATTGATTGATTTTCCCCCATATACCATGCTCCTGACCAAACTTTTTTACCTACATTTAAAATATTTGTTTCAGATAACTTATTTAGTAACTTTTCAAGACTATCAAAATTTTCTTCAATAGCTTCTGCTCCGTTCTCCATCCCTCGATAAATTCTGGTTAATTCCATATTCTCAACATCCTTTCTATATAATTAAATCAAACACTATGGATCGACTATTTTTTTCATCTATAAGTAAATATTTATATTCATTAATTTTTACTGGTAAAAATTCCGTTGTATAATCCAAAGGAATAGATACAATGCACTCTGAAGAATTAACATGTCTTACAGTGCTTTGAATTGATTGAGAAGCACTACCGCCAAATAACCCTGTTGGTTCTGTACCTAAAGGCAGTACACCTATACCATGTGTCCAAGTACGAACATTAACGACTGGTTGAGCTCCTAAATTGTGAACAATAGTTACATCAAAACCAACTGGAATTACAGAAGCAATAATATTTTCAAAATATTCTAGCCGTTCATCCAACGTTTTAAAATTCCCCAAACGTTCACTACTTCGAGCATCGATAACTTCGCTATCTGTTGTAGCATTTGCGATTACATCTTTAAAACGTTCCTCTAAATTGGTTTGACGTTGTTCTACTTTAGATTGGCGTTTTTCTGTATTTTCAGAAATAGCCTTTATTTTATTAAATAAAACACTGGTATACTCCATCATACGAGCTAAAGATTCTCGAACATGTCGTCGATACATCTTTGTTCGAATCCACAAAGCGAACGTTTGAGAAATAGGATCAATCACACCGTTTTTTATTTCATCTTGCACCTCATCGACATCAGTCGGGTCTTGATAATCAACTGTTGTATTTGGTTCATTTGTTGGTCGAGTATCCTTAAATTCTTGTGCCAACCGTCTCACCTCTCTTATTTTTCTAATTTCTCTACGCGCTTAATTAAATCGTCTAACGCCTTTTTCATCTCAGTTTGAGCAGTACCTACAGATTCGACTGTATTTGTTAAATCACTTGCTAATTGTTTAAAGGCTTCCGCCGATTCTGTCACGGTTGTTGATAATTCACTGGTTAAGTCTTCCAAAGAACTAACTTTACTACTTTGAACAGATAAATCATTGTCAAATTCTTCCTGTCTTTTTATCAACTCTGATATGTTTTGAACTCCTGCCGTCGCAAATTTTTTTACGTTTACTAAATTGGATTGAATAGCTTTTATTTCGTTTTGATAATCGGTCAGTTTTTTCTTTTTCGAACCAATAGTCAAAGTAACCTTTTGCGGTTCTAAAATACTAAATTTTTTCTCAATCACTTGTAATCGTTCTACAGCATAAATAAATTGATTATCTACTTTATAACTGTTTCCTAAAGTGATTAATTCATACCTTTTATCCAATAGCCCTAACTCAATGGCTTCAACTGTCCAAGTTACCAGCATCAAGCTTTGGTCTTTTAGCCATTGCAACCCTCGACGTTTTAAAATTGATGGGTCTTTGACATTTGAAAATTCTACAATGCCCGTGTTTAATCCAAATTTTTTGATTAACGCTTCATCATCAAGGTAATTCTTACCGCCATTTACTTTTTCGATGGTGTATTTAGGTCGTGAAAAATCTGTTCCCACTTCAATATCAGTATTTGACGTATCTTCAATATCTTGACCGACGGGCACAATCCTTGTAAACAATTCAGAAATATCAATATCTCGAGTAGCACTTTTTAGATTTTTGGTTAACTGTAAAGGAGTTTCACTGTTCACACCATAATTAGATAGATAATCTAAATAATTTATATTTCCAACGCGTCGAAGTGTTAACGTACCGCCCAGCCTATCCAACAATTTTTCTTTAATGGTATCAGCTGTACTTTGATAGCCTAATCCTCTTAGCAAGTCCCCATTATCTACAACATTCACTTCACCAAGCCGAAACTGCTTATGCGCTTCAACTTGTTTATTGTGTGCATCGAGTATTTTTTGTAAATAAGCAGATACAGTCATCCGTGTTGGTTTCATATAGGTTTGAACAGAATCATATAAAAAAGCTTTCTCATCCTCCGCTAAAAGAGTTTGAGAAAAGCTTCCTGATGCTTCCATTTTATTCGTGATTTTAGCAACTCTACCATAAAAAATTTCTTTATTTCTTGTAACATCCAGAATCTGGATAAAGTGAATAATCGGCTCAATCTTTTGATAGTATTTATTGTTAATATTAAAGGTAAATTCAAAAGTAGAAATTCCTAATCCGTTAAGCGATAAATATACTTCACTATCTTTGATTTTCTCACCATAGCTATATGGCTCATGAACAATCTTTGGATTCTTTCTGTTCGGATTATCAAACAATAATACTCGATACATTAGACCATCACCTCACTAGACATAAAGAAAGAGATATGACCTTCGCCATAAATAGTTAAGTGGTTGGTCCCTCTTTTTAATTTAAAGAAATAATCTTGCGATTCGCCTTTCGGAACTTTTATTGTTGTTCCGTCATCAGTAGTTAATTGCATTGTAGACGTTGCCTTTATTGTTGGACTAGAAGCATTCGCTCCCATATTGATAAGAAAAATTTCTCTTTTTCCGTGAATATAGTAGCCTGTCCAATTGTCGGCGCTATCGTCTGTGAAATAGTCCTCGTCAAAGACATCGGAATAAGAAATATTTTCCCTTAAAGCAAAAGGATACACGTCAAATTCTACGGTTAACGTTAATGAATTACTTGACGAGTCATCTTCTGCTTTCACACTTTTGCATTTTCCATACCAGCGAAGCCCTGAACGTAACCAAGAATCATCAATGTAATCAATTCCATCCATCATCAACTCTTCTTTTACTTTCGCCTCTAATGCCTTTCGTTCTTCGTATGGCGTATTAGGTCGCCAAAAAGTAACAGTGACAATGCGATTACTAAAAATTCGTTCTCCTGTAAGCATGGAAAAATCATACTGACCTTGCATGAAAGGGATCTGTTCAATAATTTCCACTTCTTCCGCTGAAGGAGCATCGTGTTCAATAATGTAGAAACCATGTTCTTTGCTATTAAAACGACCTTTGGCCATATATTCTACAATTTCAATCAACTACGATACCTCCCATCTTGCTTTTGTTGTTCTGCTAAATTAAGATTCATTGGGCTACCTAGCGTTCCTACTACTTGACCAGTATCCATAACAACAGTTAAATGTCGTATTTCTTCTAAGATTTCTACCATTTTTCCCATTGGTGTATTATCTATAGAATGTTTTACCTCAATTGCATTTGAACGTTTCATCAAACGGCTACCCGTAATGGATTGATGGATACTTGAAATCATATCTTTTGCACTTTGTACGGCAACTGACGTATCTTCTCGAATACCTGCAGCTACACCTTGTGCAAGGAAAACACCAACATCATATTTCAATAGGCGTGATGGTGATTTAATTTTTGCTTTTTTCTGTGCTTCTGCATTAACTGCGGCTACTAAATTTTGCATAGCAGCCACTGCTTCGCCCTGACTTGCACGAATACCAGAAGCAACACCTCTAGCCATATTTGAACCTACAGGGCTCATATCTACAGAACCTGCACCCTGACTTACCGCATTTCCTAAAGACCTTCCAGCATTATTTGCAGGGGGTAACTGAGTTAAATATCCTTGAATCGTTGCCGCACCTAGCTGACTTCCAGAATTCTTAGCATTTCCTTTTTCAGAATTTATTCCAGCATTTGTCTGTTGAGCATTGCTTTTACCAGCATTTTTATGTTCATTACTTTTACTTCTTGTTCCAGAAGCAGCTGCACTACTATTATCAGCGGCAGCTTTCTTAGAATTAGATTTTTGCGAAGATTGACCACTATTCATCGAAGACATCAATTCTTTACCAACATTATTAAGTTGTGTTTTCCCAGAGTTTAATCCATCAATTAACTGGTTTTTTCCGTCTTGACCATTTCTAAATAAGTCAGGAGGCAACGCTTGTAAAGTATTCACAATGTCAGCTCTTGACATATTCGCCCACTTCGTTGGATCATTACTTTGTAATCCCTGAACTAGTCCGTTAGAGCCATCAATCCCTCGTTGACGTAGCATTCCTGCCAATAAAGCCATTTGTTGGTCAATGCTAGCACCATTATTTACATAAGATTGATAAATGCCTAAAAGCTGTTGGTCTGTAACGCCTTTAAGTTGTGCTAAATTATCAGCTGTCACTGCAATTTTATTTGCACCATTTTGTGAAATAATCGCTAGAAGTTGAGCTCCTTGCTCTAATTCACTTTGTCGTATTTGAGCATTTTGCGTTTGTAATTGTGTAATTTGATTTTGGAAAGCTGCTTTTTCAGATTCCGTTTTTGCTTGGTTCTTTTGTGTTTCTAGTTGCTGAATTTGGGCGTTATTTTCTTGCACTTGTTGCGCTTGAATTTCCCCAAGCGTTCGCAAGCTTGTCAAAGTTTGTTCTTTTTCTTGCTCGCTTAATGCTTGTTTATTAGCCAACTTATTCATACCAGCCTCAACAAATTGTTGGTTCTGTTGTAATAATTGATCCCGAATAATATTCGTTTGATTTTGCAAAGTAGCTCTTTGCTGTTCTGTCAATTCTTGACCCTCTACTGTTTTATTATTCTTCAATTGGTTAGAATAATCAGTATATACCTTCAATAAATCACTATTATTCGTTTGAACAGCTTTCATATACTGGCTTGAAGCATTGGCAAAAATCTTTTGCTTCTCTGCTTCTGATTTTCCTTCTGCCGCTTCAATTTGCTTGTTATAGGTTTCAACAGCCTTTTTCTGTTGTTCCTTTAAATTCGTAACTAAATCAAGTGTATTCTTGAAATAAGTTTCTACGCCAGCAGTACTACCATTTTGCTGTGAGAAAAGTTCAGTCATTGCCTGTTTAGCTTCATCAAGTTTTGAAGAATAATTTTCAACACTTGAAGAGGCTTCTTCCATATTTAACGAAATTGCTTTCGTAGTGTCTTTGGACTTTTCACCTAATTCTTCGGTGCTTTTAGCAGCCTTTTTTAAGGCAGAATCAGAAAACATTGTATCCCAATCTTTTTCTATATCAGATAAGCTTTTCTTCATATCTTTAAATGCTTTATCAGCACCTTTAGAATCGCCTTTTAATCGTTTCCAAAGTCCTTTTACACCGTTTGAAATTGCCATTATTGCATTTACTACCGTTTTTCCTACAGTAACGATAGCACGTAATCCATCTACAAAACCTGCTATTGCAAAAGTGACACCAACAATTGCTCCAGTACCTAACCATTTAAAGGTATTTCCTAATCCTTTTATTGTTTTAGTAACACTCGAGGAGCTAGGAAGTACACTTTTAAACGATTTTACTATTCCGCTAAAAGCAGTTTTCACGTAGCCTTGAATGTTCATAAAATTGGATTTCCAAGCTTGCACTACACCAACTATCGTAGCGGTTATTGCTACTAAAATTGCTGTTATGGGATTGCTCAACATAGCTCCTGTTAAACTAGCTATAGATCGTATACCCGTTACCGCAAATGTTCTAAAACCTCCACCTGCTTTTGAGGCAGCTACGCCAAGCCCTGATAAAACCGTTCCCGATTTGCCAGCTGCAGAGGATAGGTTTCTTAGCGACCCTACAGGATTAATAACAACAGAGGCAAATTTCGCTAACTTACTGTTAGATAATTGTAAAGAAGCAGAAAAAGAACGGAAAAAGTTAGTAACTTTATTCCCTTCCCCTAGCATATTTAGCTGTCTTTGACTTGCTCGTAGATTTGCTCTAAATGTATCTAACGTAGGAAAAAGACCTGAAATAGTCTCTCCTAACGTGGTAAATCTTGTTAGTACATTTACATTGACTCCCGCATTTTCAAGCCCAACCAGATTTGCTTTATATTTAGAAACAAACCCTTTTACAGCTTGTAATGCGCTATTAGAACCCCTAATAATAGGATTATTGATAAATTTCTTCCACTTGCTATCAATATTCCCTGCGGTTTCAAACATTGTCGAAATCGTTTTGCCGAAAAATCTTGTCATTTTCCCAAAAACTTTTAACACAGGGCCAGCAGAAGCGGCTAACGCAGCCATTTTCAAAATGAACTCTTGCGTTTTTGGATCAGCTGATGCAAAAGCTTCTGCCATATTTGCTAAAGCTTCAATCATAGGCTTAGCAGCACTTATCGCGCTATTTAATGCGGCTACTAATGGACCGCCAAACGTAATTGCTACATCATTTAATTGACCACGTAAAATCTTTAACTGTGATTCTGTAGTTCCGTATCGTTTACCAGCTTCTTCTGCTAGAGCTGTATTTTCGTTAAACGCTTCGTTACCTCGTTTTACAGCCCCTTCAAAGACATCACTTGCATTGGCTGCACGTAATAAACTATCACGTAATCTAACTTCTGTAATTCCCATATCGTCGAGCACTTTAATAGCTGATATTCCGTGTTTTTCCGAGTCTTTTAAGCCCTGGATAAATTCAATTAGTGCTTGAGATGGATTGCTTTTGAATAATTGTGCAAACTCTTCACTAGTTCGACCTGTTACATTTGCAAAATCTTCCAGACTACCTGATGCTTTGCTAGCTTCTTTATACATTTTCTTTAATTCTGAGGTAGGTATTCCCATTTGCTTAGAAACTGCCGTCAGTTCTTTTCCACCCCAGTTTACAGCATGCACAAAAGATTCCCAAGACACGCCTTGCTCTGCTACTGCTTGTTTCAGAGGCGCAAAAGCTTCAACTCCTGTTTCAGTTGCTAATTGCATTTGTACCATTAATCTAGAGAATGCCGATCCGCCCGCTTCGGCTTCTATACCAACAGATGATAACGCCGCCGCAAAACCTACAATGTCTCCTTCGGTCATGCCAATTTGTTTTCCTGCACCTGCTAAACGTAAGCCCATCTCTGTAATCTCTGATTCGGTAGTCGCTAAATTATTACCTAAGTCAACTATCGCTGAACCAAGATTGCTAAATTTATCTTGTGACATTTGCGTAATGTTAGCAAAACGAGCTAGGGATGTAGCCGCTGTATCTGCAGACATATTTGTTGATTCGCCCATATCGATCATTGTTTTAGTAAATCCGACAACTTTATCAGTTTTTATTCCTAACTGTCCAGCTGCTTCTGCTACTTTTGCAATTTCTTCATGACTAGTGGGTAATTCTTTTGCTAAATCTCTAAGGCCTTTTTCTAAATCATCATAAGAATAAATGACTTTACCGTTAGAATCGACCATCTCATCGTTGGTCTTTTTAACTCCAGTAAAGGAACTTTCCCATTTTACCGCTGCGGTTGTTACTGCGCCAACGGCACCCGCAATTGGGAGTGTAATACCTTTAGTCATCGAACCGCCGACTTTTTCAATGCTTTGGCCGATACTTGCGGTTTTATCACCGAAACTTTTCATCGCACCATTCACTGTATTCAAATTACTAGGAATATCAGAAGCATTTGAATTAAGTTTTTTTAGCGAAGACACAGCGCCATTCATCGCACTGGTAAAATTGTTATCACGTGCTGTAAGTATAGCTGTTACCGTTTTACTTTGTGTCACGTTGTTTCCTCCTTTCCTCAACAATTTTTCTTGCTTGTTCTAATCGACGAGCGTTTTCTTCTAGCTCACTTAGCTTTTCCACTTCTCGTTGCGAGATTTCCCCTCGCACATCGCGTTCAAGCTTTTCAAAGTCATAGACATCTTTCACTTCGTTAAAAATATAGCGTTGCCCTTTTTCATCTGGTGTTGTAAAAATACGTGTAGCTAACGCGTTAACGTATAGTTTCCTTTCTTCGTTAATTGCACGTAAATTTACAGCTTTTATCCGTAAATTAAATTCATAAGGAGTCATACGCTCAATTTCTTTTAAAGTGATATTGGGGAAATGTTGAAAACAAGTGACAACTATTTCGTCATAATCTAGGCTGTCGTTTCTTGTTGATTGGCTTGTATCTGTTCCATGTAAGCCATGATTTTTTTGATTGCTTCTAGTGATTTTTTCGTCCGAAGAGCCGTTAACGGTGCTTGCTCCAAGAAAGAGATAAAATTTTCAAACAACGTTAAAACCTCTTCCGACGTTTCTAAGTAGTCGTCAATTTCTTTCGTTGTTAAGTCATCATAAGTAATTAACGCTGCGTGCATTAATTTTTGAAAGGCAAAAGCGTCGCCATCTTGTAACCCACCAACCAATTGAACGAAGCCGTCTACTTCTTCAACGTCAGGTTTTAATGCGTTAATTTCGTTTAAAAATTTAAAACCGAAAATCAAAGGATATTTTTTTCCGTTAATTGTTGCGACAGGTTTTACGTTTGTTGACATGTAAAATTCCTCCTAAAAAAGCGACAATGCCTTCACATTGCCGCCTACTTCCTGATTTTTAATTATGGTACTAATGCTAATAATTCTGTTTTCGTTGTTTTTCCTGCAAAATCAATACCGTGAGCGGTTAACCATTCTTTGATTTCAGGAATAGTATTTGCTTCTGTTGGTTTATTTTCCAAAGAGCGCCCCGCCAATACGGCAAAAGCTGGAATAGCTACTTTTTCAGATTCTTTTTCATCTTGCACACGTACAATATGGTACGTTCCTGCTGCTACTTTTGCTCCTGCATCAAGTCCTGTAATAGTTAATGGACTTGCTCCTTCAACTACTTTTTCACTACCTTTGTAAATACGATAAGTAATTGCCATGATTATTCTTCCTCCTTCACTTTTACAACGGCGCCATCTGATGTCGGCGTTACACTTTCAACTTTAGGTACTTCAATTGTTTTTGGTGTGTATTTTTCTACAGGCTCTTCTGGTTCCGCACCAGCCACTGTGTCGTAGAAGAAAGCACGCGCAAGTTCTTCATTTTCGGCGTCAACCGTTGCCCAACCTTCTACTAGGTCACCATTTAAAACTAGAGTTGGTTTAATACTTGAATTAGAATCGGACTCGGCAGAATCTCCGAATGAATCCAACAAGCCTGTGCCAAATTCCGCTTCGTATTTTCCTGTTTTTGGGTCTTTTTTATCAAAATTAATGCGCCATACATCAATTTCTAGCCCGTTACGATACGCATATTTCAACATGTTGTAAGTTTCTGTGCCTGTCCGTAAAAATTCCATTTCTATGGAAGCTGACGGCATTCCTGAGGTAGGAACATTCCCGTCTTTTGTTGATTGTGTATCTGTTTTTGTTTCTGACTTATATTCGTGTGAAATTTCTAAAGCTAATAACTTCGCTGCTGTTGTCGCACGTTCACGTGTTAGTCGAAACATTAACTTAATTTTTTTACCTTGAATTGCTTTTTCCATTTCGAGTTTCCTTCTTTCTTATTCAAATTCTAACGTGATGTCAAGTACACCGTGTGCAAGGCTCGTACCAAAATTGGTTGTATTTTCATAAATTACTTCTGTGCTACTTTCTGTCACTAACCAATTAAAGTTCTTAGTCTGATGCAATTCATGAACGATTTTTCGCACATCGGCTAATACTTGATTTAATTCTCGACGTTTGTCGTCATGATCATAAACATGAATCATAATATTTGTTGAACCTAACGTTCTTGTTTTTGTTTGTCTATCCTTAGACCATTGTTCACCTAAGAAAACAAACGGGTAAGAAGCGTCGTCATCTGGCAAATGCCCATAGGTTTCATAGCCTGTTTGCTCCAAAGTGACAAATAACGCTTCGTAAAGTTCTGAATACGGGTCTTTAAAGGTCATTTTACTAACGCCTCCATATTATCAAGAAATCTTTTAGCTGCTGCTGTATGCCCTTTTTTCATATAGAAACGTCCGTACATATAACGCGTTCCATATTCTACATATGCTGAATAGTCAGCCATCGCTTCAACTTCGCCAGTCATTCCGTCATCTTTAATAGAAGGTGTCTCACTTCGTTTTAAGTATCCACTTCTGACTGGTGTTTCTTCTGCAATTTGATTTGCCATATAAGCAGTATCATTTTTGACGACCTCTTTTACATCGTCTAGCTTTTTCGCTTCTTCAATCGCTTCGATTAAATCATCCAATCCTGAAATATCTACTCGGTAAGTCATCGATATTCGCTTCCATAAACCGAAGTTCCTTTGCTAACACGCAAATTTTTAACAACGGTAAATTTTCGATTTTTTTGTTCTTCTTCATCGTAGTATTCAAGAAATCCTGAACGAATAGCTAGGCGATCTCTAAAACGAAAAATGACCATCTGCTCCTTTATGTTAGGGAAAATGGTCATTTGTTTTTCCGTTCCGACTTCGGTTACATTACCTATCAGTTTTTCCGAAATCAGCTCGTGTTTTTTGTTGTAGTAATTAATGCAGGTTCTCATAAAAAGGACACCTTCCTTTTACGAATCAAGCCTTGTTCTTCAAGATAATCGTTAATCTCATCTTGAAATTCCCCGAAGTCATCCAAATTATAAGAGATTTTTTCTTCTGATTGAGAGTGTTGTTCCATGCCTTCAAAACCTAAACGGTTATATCGTTTCACTACAATTGACGGAACAATATAGTCCAATTTTTCTGGTATTTTATCAGCTTTCAATTTTACTCGCAGCTGTTTTTCAGTAATGTCCCAGATTTTGATAATTTTTGCCTTATCTTTTTCGTAGGTATCCTCTGAAATATCCAGTAGTACGCGATAATCTGAAAGAGTCATTTTTTCACCTACTCTGCTTCAACAACTGCCCCATCTGCCGTTGGTGTTACCTTTTTAACGGTCGGGGCGCTTACTTTGAATCGTAAGAAACGTAAATGGCAGGACGAGCTTTTTCAGTTACGATAGCATCATAATAGTTTAATCCTTTGATGGTGTCTCTGTAGCCATCACGGTCTTGTGAAGCTGGAATTAGATCAATAGAGTTGTATTTTTCAACTGGCGAACAAACCATCAAAGGCACAAGAATATAATTAATTTTCTTCGTAGAATCTACCTGTAAACGAGATTTTGCAACTTTTTGAATAATAGTATCTGAACCGTCTAACTGCGCAACTTTACGGTTAATACCTGAAATTTGTTGCTCGTTCGTAGTAAATGTTTTTGAAACACCTTTTGCATTTTTTAATGCTGAATAGTAGTCAGTGGATGCAAACATAATAAACGGACCGACAATTTCCGCATCTGTCATATACGCTTCTGCTGCGTCATAAGAAGCTAAAGAGTTTTCTGTAGTAATGGTTTCTTTTACCGTTTTTCCAACGTATTTTCCTTCGCTATCATCATCCGCAGCCTCAGCAAATGCCGCTTCTAATAAGCGTTGTACAGCAGTTCGATCTTTTTCAGGAATCGCAATTAAACGAGTATGCTCTTCCACAAGCGCTTGAACTTCGTAAGAAGCATTCTCTGATTGATCTAATGTGTCTAAGTCATAACCAAACCAACGCTCTTTCTCTAGTTTGAACGTTTCTTTTGCCACATCAATTTTAGAACGTTTATTGTCTTCGTTACGTTTATAATCACTAGCAGTAAAACCTTTCATTTTGTTGATGCGGACTTCTTTTGCGCCTACAAAATCCGCTTCAGTTACTGCAGCAGCTCCACCTTTCAATAAATCCCAAACTTGAGAGCCTGCGGCAAATTCTTTGTCAATTGCTTTTAAATCTTTGCTATCTAAAATAACTGGCATAATTTTCATCTCCTATTTCTTTTCTAAATTTTTAGTCAAATTGCTGCGCCAATCGGTCTCTTTTGTTGCTGTAGCAATGTTTACAGTTTGACCTTTCAGCAATTCTTTTTGGATACCATCTCTAGCTTTTGAAATAATTTGTTTTAATTCATCTACAGCTTTCTTTGTATCCTCGTCTGTATCTTTCACAAGCAATAAATCGGCTTGCGCAGCACTTACGTAGTCGGAAAGGCCATTCTCGGATAAATCATTACGAACAGATTCGGCACGCGTTAAACGGTCAAGACGAGCTTGGGCTTCCTTTTCTCGTTTTTCCGCTAGTGCTTCTTTGTCAGCGGCTTCTTGTTCTTTCGCCTTAACACGTTCTTCCGCAGTCATTTGCTCGTAAGATTTTTGCTTTTCCCAATCAGATTTTGCTTGCGCCACAGCTTTTTTAGTTTCTGCTGCAACCATCTTGGCTACATCATCACGGGTAAAAGTCTTTCCGGTTTCTTTTCCGTCTGGATTTTCATTTTTTGGATTTTGAGAATCCTTTGTCGATGAATCCTCAGATTCGTTTGAATTTCCAGAGTTTGGCTTATCAGAATTTGGCTCATCCGCAAAAAATTGTAAATCCATCGGTAATAATAAGTGTTTTTCTTCGTTCATGTTAAAACCTCCGGCCATTACGTGGCTAATCGAAATTAATAGGTTACGCCCATCAGTCGAAACAGCTTTCTCTTTAACGCCTGTAAGCAGTAAGAAGGCAAATAAAAAAAGCCTAACTTTTGCTAGAACTTTTTGTCTTTATAAGCAGGTGCAGTACTACACCGACACCAGTTGTGAATAGGACTTGCATTGATTCCTGGGCTCATTTCAGAAACCTTATGTGGATTTGCACTTGCTATTCCTACACAAATAGGACAAGCGCTTGGTTCTACAATCAGGTTGTATTCTTCATACCCATATTTTTCGTAGCTTTGCTTTTGTACTTCGCTTTGTATTCTTGCGGATTCACTAATCATTAGCCGACGTGCGACATAATCAGCCGTTTCCTTTCCTCGCAAGCTATCAATCACAACTAATTTACGTAATTCCCTAGCTAGAACATCTGGATGTTTGCCTGCTGATAGTCCAACTGTTAACAAGCGATCGATACTCGCTTTTAAAACATCCTGATTCACCCACAAGCGTTGCGAAAATGTCGCGTTATGAAACGACCCCTCAATAATCGCTTTAGCAAACAATCGATAAGTTTCTTCGGAAAGAATGGACTCGCCTAATATCCCCGCTTGCCGTACAAACTCAGCTACAGCTTCCTCTGTTAACATCGCTGTAAAATAGGTCTGTAGCTGATTGGTGTTATCTGTTAAATACAAACCTATTTTCGATTTTAAAAGCTCTAAACGATTAACCTTCATCGTTAAATTGTATAACCTTAATTGCTCGTTAGCTTCTTTTGAAAAATCTCTTGTTTGTACATAACGTTTCGCTTTTTCCGCGAAAATTTGCACGTCGTGTTTACTTACACGTCGTTTCGCTTCATCAATGCTAATCTTCTCTTTCCCTGCATAAGCAACGTAAAACTGTTGAATTTCTGCTTCTATCGTTTCCCACAGCTTTAAATATCGTCGGTGAATTTCTTGTTCGTAATTCACATGTCGCTTTAGCATTTCTTCGATGTGTTTTGCTTCTCGTTCCGCCCAATAATTACTCATGTTCTTCGGTCACTTCTTCCGTAGTTTGAGTAAATTTACCAAAATCAACTTGTGGATTTAAACGTTCTTCGGTTTCTTCGTCCTTTATACGTTCCATTTCTTGGGTCACGTCAGAAACAATCGATAATACGCCTAATTGCGTTTCTCTTGAAACAATCCCTTCAAGTTTTTGTGCAGTTTCCGCTTCGTCTTTAATATTGCGCGGAATATTAAAGTCAAAAGTGTATTCTAAATTAAACCATTCTTTCGCTTTATTAGCAGGTACATTCGTAGGCAATGAAAAAATCATTTTGTACATTTGCGCATATGCTTTTTTAAACTTCCTAGCTTTTGCTTGTGCGAGGTTTCTAGGATTTTGCATTTTAAATTCTAGCGAAATACCTGAAGCGTTATTACTAAAACTTTCATCGTTTGCATTATAAGTCATAGACATTTGATAGATTAATCGTTCTAATCGGTCTAATAGATTTTCTTGTGTTGTATCTGAACTAGGTTTATCTAAAAAATTAATATCTACCGATTCGCCTTCATTTAAAGGCTCGGCGCTGTTAATCACTCGGTTATCACGTAAATAGGAAGCGACGTTTTCGTCAGCTAAATCTACCCCTATCATTTTTAAGTAGGCATCCGCAAAATAACTCACGTCGTTCGCTTTTTCTGATAGAGCTTCATTGTAATTATTAATCAGCGACCACACAGACTCAATGCGTCCTTGTCGTTCGTCATTTTCCATAAACTCAATCATAGGCACTTCACCGTACGGATTAGCGATTGCCTCTTTTCCACCTAATAAATAAGACAAGGCTTTCTGAAAAACGGTTGGTCCTCTCTTAGTTTCCAATCGTTTAGAAGTCTTGTCTTGTGTAAAAATAAACGTTTCTGTGCTATTTTGTGGATAAACAGTTGCTGTTAGCTCGTCCTTTGTCATTTTGTTGTAAAGAACCGCAAACATAGGCGCTTTTAATAAGTCATCTGCGTAAACAATGAATCCTTGCGTAGGTTTTAAATAAGTCACGCACGTTTCTGCTTCTTCGTTTTGATATAAAAGCTTATAAGCATGCCCATAAATAGCAGTTAGCTTAGAAAGCTCTGCATCGTTGTCTTCTTCCTCATTTCGTTTACGGAAATTTTGAACAAATTCTTTTACCTCACCATCTGGATGAGTAATCTTTGTTGGTTTACCGTTAAAGAAAGCTGCAGAACTATCTACAACATAACGGGCAAAGTTGACTGCAATTCGATGGTCAGGTTTTCCAATTCCTTTATTTTTTTGATAATAAATATCATGTTGACCGTTGTAGAGCTTTTCTAATTCTTCGTAAAACCCAATTAATTTCCGATGCTTATTGATGTATTTATCCACCAAGCGTTCGTCAATCTTTGCGTTTTTATCACAATAAAAGACACGATTTCCTAAAAGGTCAACGAATTCACGTATTTTACTTTCAGTATTTGGTCTACTTACTTTTTCTGTCATTAAATAACCCCCTTCACGCTCTGTAGCTTAATTCCTCGTGCTTTTTTACTACGATGTTCTACTGCGTATCGTAAAGCATCTATCACGTGATTATAGCTATCAATAGGTTCATTGGTATACTCCCCTGTTTTCTTGTCTTTAGCCCATGTGTAGTTTTCTAATTCCTCAATCAGTTTTACGCAACGATCGTCTACGATTAGCTCATATTGCAATAAAAAAGAAAGCCCCTGTCGTATTGAATCAGGGCCTTTCTTAGCTGCACGTATTCTAGTAATTCCGTTCTTCTTGATTTCTGCAATAGATTTCTTTTCAGCTGAATCTGCAGTGATAACTTCTTTTGCATAGCCTAAATCTTTAATAACCGTTGAGATTTCATCATTCAGCAAGCCTTTTTTGACGTATTCTTCAAGAACATAAATACGTTTGTTCTTCTCGTCTACCTTTGCATGCACAAAAGCGGAAGGGTCGTTTACATACCCAAAGTCTAAGCCAAAATCTGAATCAATCTGTCTTAACAGTTCGTCGTGCTTGTCTAATCGTTTTCTCTGATAGTTTGGAAATACAAGTTTATCTAGCGTAGCAAATTCTCCTAAAGCATATATGCGATAATACGCTGGGTTTCGTTTGGCTAAATCCTCAATCACCTTTTTATTTTCACTATCAAGAAACCGATTGTCTTTATAGGTGCTGTGATAAATACCCGTTCTTCGTTGATCGACTTCTGCTTCCTCATCAAAGAAAGATTTATATACCCAGTTCAGTTTAGAAACTGGGTTAAACATTAAAAAGATTTGACGTTTCACATGCTTACGTTCACGTAAACGCAAAGTAAGCTGTGTATAATCTTCTAGTGTAAATTCTGTTGCTTCTTCCATCACGACGTCAGACAGCCCTTTGATGGATTTTATTTTCTCTGGGTCATCCATTCCCTTGAAAAGAAACTCTGCGCCGTTTGGTAACGTGATTCTAAAATCAGTGTTATTTACTTTACACTTGTCTAGCAGTCCCCAATCAGAAAGACACGCTTTCACATCCTCGAAAATAGAGTCTTTTAAGCTACGCCCTACTTTTCTTGTAAATAAAATCTTTCTTGGTTTCTTCCATCTTTGACATGCTTTAAAAACAACCTTTTGAACGACACCGTGACTTTTGCCAGATGAAGCGCCGCCCCAATAAACCTCGGTGAATTTAGAATAATCCACCAATCGATCATAAAACGATTTGTTAAAAACTCTTGACGGGAAGTTAAACTCTAAAACGATATTACGTTTCTTCGTCTGCATCCCACTCACCAACCTTAATCACAATATCGCCCGTTTGTAAATCGACTTTATCAGTGAACAGCGCATGACGTTTACCAAGAAGCTCGGCTGCTTTTAAACGGTCTTTTGCGCCCACATCGATGTCTACAACGGCTTGTGCGCCTTCGCCTACACCAATTAGCGTTGCTTCTTTGTACTCGCCACGCATAACAGCTGTTAGGTACTCTAGCACCTCTTGGGCATCGGCTGTTCGTTCGTTTTTCAGTTCTGCGAGGCGTTCGTCTATATAAGCTCTGAGGTCAGGTTTAGTCAAGTTTTCCTGTCCTATCTGCTTTGCAGTCTTTTCGCTATATCCCGCTCTGATAGCAGCCTCTTTGGCATTTCCTGTCTCGATGTAAAAGTCACAAAATCGTTTCTGTTTCTCGGTCATTCGCATGTTATTCACCGCCTTTCTGTCTAATAATTTATCACTTCACATACATTTCTATATTCTCTTGTATATGCTTATCTTTCCAACTACCATAACCACAATAAACTAGCTTGCACGCATCAATTTCCTTCGGCGTGGCTTCTCTCGTCATTTCAACAATAGATGCATTCTTTTTTATCTGCACAGACATTACAACACGCATTGAAACAGTTGAGTGCTTCGGATGTGGATATTTATGTGTTAACGATACATACCAATAACTTTTCATGTTCTCTCTCCTAATTGTTTTTATGTATATTTGTTTATTGTAAGACAAACGCTTCAATTCCTGTTATACTCACTGCAAGACAGCAACTCCTTTTTGCTTCATGTAACACTTCCAGTTATTTCAAAACATAATCTGCTGTCTGGCCACTAGATATTTTATCTGGTGGTTCTTCATGCGAAAACAATCCAAATATCCGACAAAACTTGACAGCTGTGTTACACTTGTTTTAGGTAGCACTCTTTCATAATAGCTAAAGTTCATAAACTACAAGTGACACGAGATTTTCACTAACGCTACCTAGCCACTAGATCCCATAGTCTAGTGGCTTTTTTATGTACGAAAAAAAGACCACTAAATAAGTGATCTATTTTTCTTGATTATTGATAATAAAAAAGCGTATAAAATCTTTTCCAAATTTTGATATTTTCAATCTATCCTTCGCTTTAAGACTTATCTTACTTTTGCTAGTTAGACTTTTCAATTTTATTTTTCTTTTCCCAGACAAAGAATTTAATATGCTCTCTGTAGAATTTCTAATTTCCTCAATAGCAATTTGCATTTTTTTTATGTCTTTTGCAAGCTTATCATCATATTCATTTTGCATTAAGCCTAACCGATATAAGTTCTCTCTAACTGCAACATATTGGTCGTAATTGATATCGAATGCTTCTAATAACTCTGTATAGTTATTGTATCCATCGATATCAGCAAATGTATTGGTTTTATAGGACAATTTAAGAACTGAAATATCTAAAATAGTCAGTTTATCAAGCGTATCAAAATATAAATAAGCCACATCAAAAGATGGATTATCCAAATTCAAAAATTCTGAATAACCATTAATCATAAATTCAATTTTTTCTGCTTGATTAGTAGATTCAATTTTCTTCATGACCATTTCAAATATTTCGTCTAAAACTTCCTTATTTTCTAAAGATTGTTTTTCAAATTTCTCCTTCAATTCTTCGTTTCTTCTACTGATTGCTTGAACCATAATCTCTAAGTTTCTTATTTTCTTATTCGTCCTAAACTCAGTTATAGCTCCCCCAATGCCCGGTATCAAACCAGCTCCGTAATCAATCAATATATCACCACCTTGCTTCACAATTTCATTTGTTAATAAAGGTAAAGCATTTTCTTTTAGAAAGTCTTTTCCCTGATCAGCTACTATTGACAAAACATTTTCAAATAAAAAATTTTTAACTGCATTTGCTTTCTCTCCCACAATCGTTATCCCCTTTACAAATTTATATATACAGAATAACTGATTATGCGAATAATAAAAAGACCGCACTCAGAAGTGCAGTCTCAGATAGGAGGGAAAATCTTAGCCATCATTCGACCGTAAAGGTAGTTACATTTGAATGATTGACGATTTTTTATTTAAGTAGCTATGCTACCTACTGGAACAATAGGACTCGAACCTATACTGACGGTTTTGGAGACCGCTGCTCTACCAGTTAAGCTATGCCCCATCAACACTCACAAACCTGTAGAAAAAAGAGAGAGGAATTACACCTCATTTCTTTAAATTGAGAACGTATGATTTGTGAGTGATCATTGCAAATTACATAGCGCTATCTTGACATGTGCTTGCAACATACGTCTACGTGGAAGCTTAATGCCAAGTTTATTGCAATATTTTGCTACCTATGACTAAACGAGACAGAAAGAACTGGACTTTCCACATCCTTATTCTTTATTTTTATAAGTAGCTATCAAAGATAAGGAGAAACGGAGCTAATAGATAATGCATGCCTTACCTCGTTTCTCCTTATCCTTCGACACTACTATAATAACATCTAAATATTGATAAAAACCGCCAACTTTCCGCCAAGAAACCGCCAACTTTTTTACAGTTTTTTTAATGCAGTTAGATTACACTCTATCACCATAAGGCAATGAGGTAATATAATTATTCATAAATTCCCAATCTGGGATGTATCCTCTTTTAGAATACTTATTAGTAAAATCTATTATTGGTTCTTTTTGCTTACATTTAACAGGTAATTTTATAGTAAAATCTTTTCTGAAATGAGAATTTAGTTCTCTTCCAAATGCTTGATATTTTATTTTAGATTCATTTCTTATTAATGTACTTATAAATAACTTTGTGGCATCCGATAAAGGTTCTTTTTCTATTAAAACTCCTACATTCTGAGCTGTATAAAATGGTTTTTTTTGTATGAAAGAGGATCCTAAATAACTTCCCCCAAGAGCTACCGTAATAGCTCCAGCCGGAAAAGGAGTCTGTCCATCTATTTTATCAATAACACCGAATATACCATTATTATTACTATTTCTAGATATATAATTATATTCAGGTTTTATTGTGCTAGTCTCTCCAATATCTATCCCATTTCCCATAGTTGCTTCAAATAATTCATGCAAATAAAATACTTTCCATATTTTAAAGTTAAAATTTGTAAAATTACTACCTTTATTAGTAGTTGTAATTTTTTTACATCTTAGACTTGAAATTGTTTGATCCATGAAATTCCAATCTGGCTTATTATTTTTTGAACTTGGGAGATATACTTCTATTTTTCTACTATCTCGAACTCTACATTGTCTACCATAGCTCCATCTATAATTTTGATCAAAATTTATTATAGTACATATGAACAAACCTATTTTTTCATTAAAATGTTTAAATTTAGGAACAAAAACATTAATATCACTTGTAGCACAAAAAGGATCTTTTTGATAAAAAGCCTTACAATTAATTTTTTCTGTAGTTATACAATTCCCTGGAAAGTCTGGTGCGATACTTATATATTCAGAAACACCATTATTAATTGATGTTGCTGATATATAAGGAGTAGCGCCCTGTTCATATTCATTAGAATAATAATACTTTCCCGGCATAATGTCGAAATAGTCATTTAACAAAAATTTTTTCCAACTAATATTTTTAAGACTCATATATTTCACCTTTTCGAACTAAATAAGCTATATAATCATTTATTACTTGTTGAAAATCGTTTTCTTTAAGAGCACTATAATCTGTTTCCATGTACGCTTCTGCTAACCATTCATCATCTGATGTTACTTCTTTAGTTACAGATAGACCTGCTTTACTCTCTCTGTTAAAGTACAAGTTTAGCCATTGCTCTTCAATATTTTGCCAAAGACCATTTTTTCTTTCCATCCTCCCTATATTTTTTCTTTTCTCAAAGCCGTCATCTTTAAAATATCCAAAAAATGTTTCCTTTAAAGGAGCACTTCCATGTCTTATTCCAAGATTGAAAACCATACAACAAGCGGAAGCGGACGCTCCCGGATGAAACATGTCTATAGGTAAAGAGAAAACAGCATCCAGTGAATGTTCTTCTAGCATTTTCTTCTTAAAATATTTAACTTCTGATGAATTTCCAATAGCACATTGCATTGGAAGTAGTACTGCTAATTTTCCTTCTTTAACCTTTTTTACGGTTTCATACACAAAATGGAAACCTTTAGAAGGATCTTGCTTAGTATTACTTTTCCATGTTTTTACATATTCTGGATTACAATGTTTTCTTTGAGCATTGTATGGAGGATTCATTAATATCCTATTTATTTTATTATTATCGGTAATATCATCTAACAGATCAAAGCAACTTCCCTTTAGTATATTTGAATTTCCATCACCATGAATAAGCATATTAGTTGTAGCTAAACCGTATGCCTTCTCCTCAAATTCTATTCCAAATATTTTTTCTTTTTTAATTCTTTCTCTTTCTTCATCTGTATCACAATCAGCCATAGCTTCCGTCATTGCTCTTACTAAAAAAGCTCCACTACCGCATGTAGGATCAAGGACAACAGAATTTCTGTTTATTCCAACTACTTTACACATAAAATGTACTATATGGTCTGGAGTAAAAGCTTGATTTTTATCAGCTTTTCCAACATATTTATTAAAAGTGGTAAAAAATAAATTAAGTAGGTCCTGCCCCATTGTACTTTTATCATTTATATACGGAATTATCTTATCCTTGATCTCATACAATATTTTTTGAAATTCTTCAATTTTTAAATCCCTAACATCTTGTGAATCAATAACATTATCTTTTAATATAACTAATTTACTAGCTTTATTTAAATCTTTATCCAACAAGTTCTCCAAAATTTCTTGAATACCACTTCTTATTTGACTAGTTGTAACATTGGGATAATCGAATGCCAAATCATATTTTAGCGCTAATAAACAAGTTCCTACGAATTGACTTCTTATTCCTTCGCTTATACCATATTGATGTAAAATTTCGTTCAGTTCATTTGTATTTTCAACTAAAGATATTTTGTCATTTCTAGTGCCAAAAAGAGTATTCTTATATTCTTCCATTGATTTAATAACTCGCTGTGACTCATCTATGTGCGTTTCATCAATCACATCAGAACCATCTTGCCATACTAATATTTCATCATTTTGAGTAGCTGCTAAAATTGCTATAACTTTGTTTCCAGTTAGTTCTTTTTCAAATAATACATAATGTTGTAGTTGCTCCATAGATAACTTCAAAATGCTTTTCGTTAATTTTGCTTTCGTTTCAACTAGCACTGATAAATTCCCATCTACAAATCTTAAATCAACATTCTGGTAATTACGTTTTGCATCTACTCTGACATAGTTTAAATAATCTTTTCCAATTTCTTTTAGCCCTTTTGAATAACTAAACTCCCCATTTTCTATATTTTCTGTTAGATACTTTTCTCCAATAGATTTTATTATATCTAGCCTGTTCATGAATATCACCTCTCAAAATCTTTTATACTTTATTCTAATATAGATATAGACAAAAAGATAGAAAATTTGATATTCATTTTATATTGTCTTTTTAATAAATTGCGTAAAACTTACATTTTTAAAGAAATTATTATTTGTAAATAATTATTCTCCCATTTCTATATGCTTCAGCAAATTCAATCAAAGCTTCTGATTTCATTCGTTGAATACTTCTTTCGGAATAGCCAATTTCTCTAGCAATCTTGTAATTAGAGTAATGATCCTGCACACAAAAACTGTAGTGCAGAATTTGTCTACTAGTCAAACTCAAAGCCATAAGCGCAGATAAAATTGCATCTCTTTCTGCTTCTGCATCTGCTAATTGTACTAGCGCATCTTCTGCTTTGTTCCCATGACTTTGGCTTTTAGGCATATCTGTAATAATTGGTGA